TCGCCGCCGCCATCTCCAGTGTGACCGCCAGCAACTTGGCCATTGCCATAGCCCCCACCTTCGCCTTCTACGGTTGCTGAACTAATAAAATAGCTATCGCCCCCAACTCCAGGAGCCCCACCACCAGCACCAACCTGTACGGTATAGCTAGTTCCGGGCGTAACACTTATGTTATTTTTATACCCTAATCCGCCGCCAGTTCCCCCCTGAAAAAAGTTGCCGCCAGAGCCAGAGCCAGCACCGCCGCCTACGGCTACAACACTTACTGATGTCACCCCATCAGGGCATACCCATGTGTTAGAACCAGTGCTTGTAAAGATAGCCTCACCCGGTTCACTACCTGCTGCTGAAGCCATCATTAACTTTTTAAAGTTACTCATTTGTTATTATCCTAAGTTTTGTCCTGCTAAAAAGCCATACCAAGTAGTACCACCGTTATGTGTGTAAAATACAAACTGATCTACTGCTGAAGTTGTACTTGTTAGTGTTGGTGCTGTAGCATCAGGCCAATCTACACTTGTAGGCCACGTAACAGTATAACCACTAGCACTAGCATCTTGTGTAACTTTCAGCGAGAACCCGTAAGCTGTACCGCTTGATGGTGGGTTACTGAATGTAAACGTAGTGTTTTCACTTAGTGTGTGACTGAATACGTTACCTGTTTCACAGTTAATCGTAGTGCTATTGCTTGATGATGTTACATCTTGGTATGTTTCATTATACGAGTCTACTACAAGTTCACCAGTAATGTCAACATCACCTGTGTAAGAACTTAGGTCTACACTAGAAAGTTTTGTATCTAGTTGTGTTTGGATGTTAGACGTTACACCGTCTACGTAGTTAAGCTCTGCACCCGTAGCAGTTACGGCTGTACCACCTAAAGTAACACCAGTTGTAGTAATAGTAATGTTAGATGAACCATCAAAGTTAGCAGCACCTGACGTTACACCTGCAATAGCAATTGTACGTGCTGTAGTTAACGTATTTGCTGTAGACGCAACACCGACAACTGTAGCATTAATACTGCCATTAACTGTAAAATCACCTGTTACCGTACCATTACCAGATACAGACAGAGTGCCTACATTAGCTGTATCAATTGAAGCAGTATCAATGTTGGCAGTACCGTCAATGTATGCATTACGCCACTCACTGCCAACAGCACCAAGATCATACGTATCATCTACTGATGGAATAAGGCTAGATGCAACATCCGCATTTATTGTCACCGTGTCTGAAGCTGCATCACCAAGTGTTGTGTTACCATTAACTGCAAGAGTGCCAGTTAGTGTTGTGTTAGTTGATACAGCTAATGTACCTGTAATAGCAGTTGAGCCTAAACTAACTGCACCTGAAGATGTAATAGAACCATCTAGGTTAAGATCACCTGCTAGATAAGCATCTTTATACTTTAGGCTAGATGTACCAAGGTCTACCGTGTTAGTTGTCTTAGGACGCAGTACAGCAGCACCTGCTACAACATCCTGTGACGGTCCAATAACTGTAATAGGCCCACCTTCAGATGTAGTACCATCATGCGTATGGCCCGTACTAGCATTGAAAGCTGATTCAACAGCATTAAATTCATTGTCTAGGTCATCAGCATCAATAACATTACCATTAGAAATGTTATTAGCTGTGTCTGCTCTTACATAACCTGTACCCATGAGTTTTCCTTACTTTCTATTGTTTTCAGCAAATTCAAGTATTGCTGTATCTAACAAAAATGCTGAATTAGAACTATCATCTTCTATTCTTAGTGCTACTGTATTACCTGAACCTACAATGTTATTATTAAAAGACTGTGTACGAGCTTCACCAAATGAGGTTGAGCCAAAGATAGCTGTATTATTACCGTAGAAACCACCACCACCTGCATCAGAGACTAATGAAAATGTAGCAGGTTGTATTTTAGCTCTATCGTTTTGGTTATAACGAATGTTACAATCAATATTAATTGCACCAAATGGTTTAATATACAAATCTAGTTTATAAAATGTTTTACGTTTCTGTGGGTCTGTAACAGGCATAAAAGGCGATTCGTAAATAGCTACAACATTATCGCCATCACGTGATGTACCACTTTCCATACGGTATACATAACCGTCATTATTAGAAAATACTACATACTCATTATCACCAATATACTGTGAATCAGCAATGTATACTTTATAACCTTTTGTTTCAGCCCACTGAAAGCCTGTACCACCTTGGTCAATAAACTTAGTACCTAGTACACCTTTAGCAATACCAACTTTTTCACCGCCCACATAACCAAACATACGATACTGTGCTTTACCACGAATAACTGTACTTGAAAAGTTTTGTGTGTAACCTTGTAGTTCAATTACAGTAGGACGTATGTTCTTGGATGCTACATCAATACCAAAGTCACCAATGCGTTCTGTTGAGCTTAATGTACGTAGTCCATCTGGACCAAGGAACATAATATCAGAACCAACTTCTTGAATTGTGTCAGCACTTAAACAACCAAGGTCTTCTGTAATTGAACTAAGGGTAAAGTCAGCTGCGCTGTTGCCGGTTAACCGCATAATCTTATCACGACAAAATACTACTAAAGAGTCACGATAAACTTTAAGACCTGTTATCTCAGAGTTAAGTCCAATACTACCTGCGCCATTAGCAGGATCAAAGTCTGTGTCTGCATACGGCGCAGTAAATACAAGCTCAGTACCTACACCAAAGAACAACGTACTTTTAAACAGTTCTACAGTGCTTGCACCCTCAACCGCAGTATTACCTGTGCCACTATTGGTAATATACGCCATACCCTGTGTACTATCAGTATAATATGCAGGGTAGTTTATACCGTCAACAAATACAATCTTTAATGCATTGTTAAAGTTATAACTTACGTGCCGTGCTTTAGCAAAAGTTATATCAGCAGCAGTTACTTTAGATGCCCAAGCAGGGGTACTATCTGTTGTATTAATTAAATAATATACACCACTACGTGCAGCAATAAACCGTTCTTCATCTGCATTTTCAACAACAGCAAGGGCTTGAGTTACACCACTACCCGTTAACTGTGCGTCATCTAGTTTAGTATACCCTGCTACTTTACGATAGCCACCATCAAGTGAAGGCTCAAAGTTCTGCAAAATAAATGCAGAACCTACAGCGTTAATACCTTGTTGCAAGGGGCTAATGTTAGTAACCAACCCACCTGTAAATTGTACAGGGAATGTGGACCAAGCTGTAGTCATACGTTTATACTTTCAATAAACCAAATGTATTTGGGTTGCTATACCTTACTGTAGAACGTACATAGTCATATCTATTTATGTAAATGCTACGCATAAACTTAACACCCTGTTCAAACTTTTGTTGAGACAGTTGGGCAGATTGGTTATCACCCCTAAACTGATACGCATAAAACATAGCACCGTCAGTGATTACGTGTTTAAACTCTACTGGTACTGTAGGTACATCATCCTGTAATTCTAAATCTACAGGATTACGATAATACTCATAAACTAACTCGTATGCTTTATCAGGAGTAGGAAATATAATAAACTCTTGACTAGGTGTTCTACTTACGTACCTTGGTTTACTTCGTATACCTGTATCAGGATTATACTCGTAGTCAGAATACTTGTCAAGGTATTCTTGGTATGCCATGCTCTGTAGTTTAGTAGTTGCGATATTTAAGTCACTGTTACGTTTGATACGGAAGCTATCCATATTGATTGTCTTAGCATCATAAGGGTATCCGTAACGTGTTACACCAGCAGTAAGGACTTCCTCTTCCTCTATGTGATTCCAAGGCCATTCAAACTCTTCGTGGTTAATGTGACGAATAGCACTATTAACAGCATCTTTAGCAGTATTGTAGTAACCACCAGCAGTTGCAAAGTTAGCACTTGTAAGTTCTACTTCGTTAAGCCTACGGTTTACATCATTGACAAGTCCAAGAAAGTTATATGCCATTATTTTTCCTTTATTCGTAAGGATATAGTACGTTCAAAAATCAAACCATCATCTGTGGTAATAGTACAATAAAACTTATATTTAATATTGTTTGTACCCAGTCCAATACGTGCCGTTGCAACTGTGCTAGTATTAGTAGCAGATACTAATTGAATACCATAAACAATAGGCCCACTTGCAACTAATTCAGTTTTATCTCCATCTGCATTGTCAATAGACCAAGTAACTGTATTAATGGCAGACGGTGTAATAAAACGTGACCAGTCTACACTGTAGTCAATTAATTCGTCTGGGTCTTTATTGGGCCACTTTAATGCCATTGCATTTATTCCTATTATGCTGCACGAACATATGATGTAGTTCTGCCATTAGAGGCAGCAAGTACATATACTGTACGTTGTCTACTATAGTCATCTTTAATTGATTCATAGTCAAACTGTACAGCATCAATTGTTTCATTACCTACAGTAAATGTACCCTGTACGCTTGTTGGTATTACTACAGCTTGGCAATCTGTTGTAACCGTATTAAAGGCTGTTGTACCTATAACACCGGTAATACTAAATACTGCCTCTGCGTCAATGATAACTTCGTCACCATCAACCAGAATAGAGTCAGTGATAATATCACCTTCTACCCCTACAGGAACTACAACAGACTTAGCTACTACAGTTACAGTATCTACTGCACCAGTACCTGCAACACCTGTAATGCTAAACACCGCTTCTGCATCAACGATAATCTCATCGCCAGACACGAGTGGATCATCTGTAATGATGTCACCCTCTACGCCTGTAGGTGCTATTACTGCTTTAGCTACAATAGTAACATCGTCTACTGCGCCTGTAGAGGCTACACTGCTAGGTGTAAATACTACCCCTGTACCGCCTGTAGCAGTAACGCCATTTGCTGTACCTGTAGCGGATACACTTGCTGGTGTATGTACTGCTTCAGCTTGAGGGCTAGGTGCACCAATAACACCATCACCTTGTGTGCCTACAAGATCAACATTAGTACGTGAGCTAACGTCAACGCCTGCATCTACTGCACCTGTACCTACTACACCTGTAAGGGTAACTGCAATGTCGGCCTGCTCATAGCTCTCACCAAAGGTAGCTACTGAGAAAGGATTAGTTGAGTAGGCCATGCTTTACTCCTTATGCAGCAGCATCACTTGAGAGTACACCGTACCAGTTTGTACCACCATCACGTGTATGGAAGACTAGAATGTCGGTCTCTCCCGAAGCGGGGGCATCTGGGGCTGTACCACCTGCCCACTTAACTGAGGCAGGCCATGTTACAGTATGTGTACCACCTGCGGTAAGTTGTAGGACAAACCCAACACTTCGTCCTGAAGTTACAGAGCCAAAAGTAAATGTAGTATTACCACTTGTTGTAAGACTAAAGGCACCTGCACTATCTGCATCAGGTGCAGGGGAAGTGCCAGATAAAGCGTCATAGTCTTCTTGTAGGCTTTCCGCAGAAATAACACCAGAAGCATTTAAAGTACCTGTTAAAGTAAGCGTCCCTGTATAAGTATCACTTGCATCACTTCGTAAATAACTTGCGCCATTAACACCATCTAACAATTCACTATCGGCTGCTTTTGCAGTAGTGCCTAGCTTACCATCCAATGCAGTTTGCAAACCATCTACGTTTGAGATAACGTGGTTGTGGCTATCGTCTGCTACAGTGACAGTAAGTGTAGCATTGCCAAGGTTAGTGAATGTAGCACTACCAGACGCATCACCAGAAAGCGTCAATGTAGGGTCAGCAGTTGCTGTGGTAGCAATAGATACGTTGCCCAAGTTAGTCATCGTGGCAGAGCCAGTAACTGCACCTGTCAGTGTAATAGTCGGATCATTTACGTCAATGTCTAACGTACCGTCGCCATCTTGATACGTAACGCTTACGCCACTCTCGCTATTGCCTGACCACATACCGCCAGCAATGTCTTGCACAGACTCAGTAAAGTTATCAATGTTAGCAGTGGTGTGGTTGTGGCTATCATCAGCTACTGTAGCAGTGATGCTTACGTTGCCTGACCCATCAAAAGAACCTGATGTACCTGTAACATCTCCAGTAAGACTAATGGTGCGTCCTGTTGCCAATGATGTAGCTGTACTTGCGTTTCCACTAAGAGCAGCAGTAACTGTACCAGCACTAAAGTTCCCTGATGCATCACGAGCTACAACTTTAGATGCCGTATTGTTAGGTGTAGCATCTACGTTAATTGTAAGTGCGGCACCTTCTGATCCTGCGGCACCACCTGTAATATAGCTACCTGAAGCTACGGACTGAACATAGTTACCTGTAGTATCAGTACTTAGTGCTACAGAGTTAGCAGCAATGGTAGTTGCAATAGATGCATTACCTGAACCGTCAACACCTGTAACAGTACCAGTGACATCACCTGTCAAACTAATAGTACGACCTGTTTCCCAAGCAGTTGCAGTAGCTGCATTGCCTGTTGTGTCTTGGTTACCTGCAGTGTTAACACCGGGAAGGTTTATGCTTGCTGTACCATCAAATGATACACCACCAATGTTACGTGCTGTCTCAAGGGCAGTAGCTGTATCAGCATTACCTGTTACATCGCCACTGACATTACCTGTCACGTTCCCTGTTAGGGCTGCTGCTACACTATTAAAGGTTACATCAGAAGATGTTTCTACAGCCTGACCAATGTTAATGCCTGTACCGTCTACCGTAACGCCTGTGCCTGCATCAGCAGCAAAGACAGTACCTGTTAGTGTAATACCGTTACCTGCACTGTATACAGCAGTAGAAGCTACCTGTGTAAATGTAATATTAGTTGTACCAAAGGTAATAGTACCTTCAGTGTTCATGACAT